CCGCTAGCCAAGAAGGCATCACGAAGGGTGGTTTGCTCAATGACGTAAGGCGTGAAAATCTCTGGGATGATGATGTCAGAGCGAAGAGTCGCCATGATTCATCTCGGGGAAATGGTTTACGGTGTGGGCGCAGCCCTGGCACCAGCGCAGCCGGTTGCAAATAGCTTAGCGCGCTGCTGCAGTTTTCAATCGTTCGTACATGTCACGGTCTGTACGGAACAGCCGTGATTGCTCGGTGAGATTAAATGACTCCTGCGCAAATGGGTTTTTAACGCCCAGCGGCATCTCACCACTGCTGCGCCCTGATGGTGCGCCGCTGCCTTGTGGCTTGGGCTGCTTTTGCATCCATGCCGGCAACGACTTAGCCCATTCGCCTACGGGTGTGCGTTGGTAGCCATCAACGATGACCACAGTGCCATCAGGGTCGCGTTCAATTTGATCGCTGGTCAGCTTGGTCTTTAGCACCATGTCGGGGTCATGCACTAGATCGGCTAGTGCGGTTACGGCTGGCGTGACGAGTTCAAGCTCACGGCATCGGGCTTCAAGTTCTGTGATGCGCTGGTCCTTTTGCGCCGTCGCCTCACGGTACTGCTGCTCCAAAGCTTGCCTTGCTTCGGAGTATTTACCTTGCGATTCAAGTTCGGATTGCTCGGCGCGTCGCTTGAACTCAAGTAGCTCATCGACATCAACGCCATCCGGTAACTTCTTTGATTTAGCGGTGCGCAATTCAGCAATCAGCTCTTGGTTCTTGCGTTCCAGTGCTTCGATACTGCGTTGCATTGCATCAGTAGCCGCAGGCTCCTGAGTTTGATTCTCTTCAGACATGCTTATCCCGCAGGGATATAGTGCATCACCACTTTACCTTATCCGCCCAGTAAGCAGGGCTTAGCTTACCCTTGGCGATGTTGCTAGCGTGCCTGGCCTTGAATGATGCCCTTCTGGCCTTGTCCGCTGCTGATTCCGTCTCTACGTTGTGCCATTACTTTTTACCTTTAGGTTTCTTCGGCTTTTTCGCAGTCTTAGCAGCAGCCTTAAATGCAGCAGCAGATGGCCTGCCGGCTTCACCTTTGCGCGCCATGCGCTCATCACTGCCCGCTTCAATGCGCTTGCGCTTGGCGTTGATGTTGGCGTATAGGCCAGGTGGCTTCTTCATTTCTTTTTACCCTTGCGTGACTTGCCGGCTTTTGACAGCGCGATTGCTACGGCTTGCTTTTGGGGCTTGCCTGCTTTCATCTCGGTCTTGATGTTGGCTGATACTGTCGCTTGAGATTTGCCCCGCTTCAACGGCATGGCGCCACTCGGTAATGTCTGCTGACAGGCTAACGCCATCTGCTGTGGCCCAGCCTTTATCGGTGTAGATCGCCGGCACCCATGCCTCGCCTACTAGGGCTTCAACTGGATCGCTGTAGATGCCGCCATTGCGGAAATGTCGCAGGTTAGGCAGGTCCATATCGTTTGCGTAATTGCTCCAAGGTTAGCTCAGAGCCATCATCACGCACCAGCTTTGCCATTGCATCGCGTGCGCCGTATTTATCCACCAGCCGGTTGAAATATGGCACCTTACCGGGGCCTAGCACATCCTCCTGCACACTGCGCGGCTGATCCTTCAGCCACTGCCCGTAGCTGGTATTGATTGGCACCGGACCATCGGCGCTGGCGCGCTTGGCGATAGTAGATGGCGGCAGGATGTCAGGGTCGATTATCGGCACTGTCGTTGATCTGCAGTTGAAGTGCTGCGGCGGCATTGGCCCTTTGCCGTATTCAAACTCACGGCCATCTAATGCAGCGCAGATGCTACTGGTGCGGCTATCTAGTGTGGCGACGTAACGGTATTTCTTGGTGATATCCTGGTTGGCTTCATATACCTGCTGGCTAGCGGTATTGGCTACTTGGTTGATGCTGGTACGCACTAACGCCATTACTTGGTTGTCAGCTACGGCAGTAGCTTGTCCGCCTGCTGCTACTAGCTGACGTACGGTCTTAGCTTCCTCGCCAAATTGCAAGTTACCAATCAACCGCTTGGCAATGCTGGGTGTGGTTTCACCTGTTAGCAGGCCATTGCGTACCACTTGCGAAAACTGCTCTGCTTGGTCTACGGCGATGCCGCGAAATGCCTTGGTAAGCACCTCGCCATTGGGCAGCGTGATGGTGGCACCTTGCGCAGCGGTAAGGCTGAATGTAGCTGGTGCGCCATTAACGGCTGCAAATAGGTCATCCGATAATGCCACCACATTAAGCTGCGTCGGGTCAGTGGTAACCACCGATTGCGCAAACTGCGGGCTGATCTCTACGGTGCGCACTGCATCACGGCTGCCAGCAGGTAGCACCTTGCGTAGCTGATCAGTGACAAACTCTGATTGCAGTTCCGCTAACCCTTGCAGCTCCAATGCGGTGATCTCGGTTGCATCACCTGCCCATCCTGCTAGCGACTCTTTGAGTTGCGCCAAGATGCCGCGCAACCTAGCTGCTTTATCTGGTGCCGCTAAATCATCAATGACGCGCAGTTGATTGGTTGCATCAATAATAATGTCGTTGTATGCGTTAATAACACGCCTAGCTACGCTGTTGCTATAGCGGTTTAGGTCTATTGCATTGCGGTATAGCGCAGCCGGTGTGCTCATGGCTCGATGCCTAAGTCCTGCGGTGCATAACCTGACCGGATGCTGACATTAGCGCCACGGCGTAATGAGCTACCTACTAATGCAGCAAATGCGTCATAGCCATTTTGCCCGTCTTCGTATAGATACACTTGATCTACCTCATCCGCCTTGCCGTTTTTGTACCAAGTGAGCCGGATGATAGCAAGAATCTCTTCTGGCAGTTCTGATACCGTGTAATCAAGAGTTGAGTTCCTGCTGCTCTTCTGCGGGTCGATCAAGATCATCACCTCCACTAGGCGGTCTGTTAGCCAGTCCAGCAGGTTGTAGATCCATCCCCGCATTTGCTGTGGCATCTAGTTCTTCCTCAACGTCGAAATCATCACCTAGCACCTCGCCATCAGACAATTGCTGTAGCAAGGTTTCTTGGGTGATGGTCCCTGCAGTGTAAAGCTGAAGCAGGCTGTTGATCTCCTGCGGATCAAGCCTAGTACCCATAAAGTCACGGTTGACGTGGCTGCTACCGGCGGCTTCATTTTGGCCAAGGTACTGCGCATGAAATTGCAGGCAGTTGTCAATCATGTCTTGCATGTTTTGTGCGATGACCATCATGGTGCTATCGCCTTGGCTGCGGTTAATGCGCTTGGCTTCAGCAGTTTCAGCCGTTAACTTCTGGCCTAGCACTGCTGATAGCCCTAACTCATTGATCTGCATCGCCAACGCTTCTAACCGCTTGAACTGGTACTGAAAACTAGTGCCGCCAGGCTCGATGTACTCAGCGCGGCCTTCAGCAGGAAATGCAATGGCTTCACCGGGGCCGGCAGACACCTCCTCAGCGCTACTAGGGAAACCATAAAAGGCCAGCATCGGCACCGCTGAGATGTGAAGCTGGTTGTCAAGATCTGACTGGATCTGATAGGTCTTTAGGTTCAATTCGGCAATATCTTCCAACGGCGGCCGCGACTCCATAAAGCCAACGCGGTTTGAGTAGGCGATGCTGAACGGGATCTCGCTAAGGCTGGTGCGGCCTTCATCTACTAGGCGAAAATCACCCTTATCATCTTTTTGGTGGATTTCATATTCACCAGGCGTCAGTACACGCACCTGCTGCACTAGCTTCTCGCCGTACAATCCATCAGGCACGCTGGCTACTTCTTGCAGCCTGAGCATGGTTAGCTGCTGCTTGCCTTCTTTTGCTTCAGTGCGCCATCCAAGGATTTGCCGTGGCGTGTAGGTCACCCAATAGGGTCTGCCGCCATCAGCAGGTGCATCCACCAATGTGCCAACGTGGCCATAACGTACCATCTTGCGGGCTGACTCATATGTCCAGACGTTGAGGTCATTACCGTTGAGGTCAACATCAAATAGCTGTTCGGTGATGGTGTCGCTGGTATCAACCAACCGCACTGGCTTGCGCGTCAACATGCCAGCCAGCAACCGCTCAAGGCGTTGATAGTACGGCGGGCATACGCTACGGGCTAGGCGGTTGTCGTAGGACTCATCTTGCTCGCGTGGCTCTTGCGGTAAGTAGCGGCGATGCTTTTGCCGCATCCCGAACGTACCTTGCAGCAAGTCTTCAAT